GCCTATTCCTAAACTTAGGATCATGCTGTAATTTGAAATGCAGAACCTGTCGTAATGATTTTATCACAAAGCACTGGGATTTGACTGATGATGAAATCAACCAGTTTGCTTACATAGCAAGACATTGCGATTTGCTAGCTTTGGGTGGCGATGGTGAGTTCTTTATGAACCCGAATTATACTCGCATTCTAAATCAGGATTTGCGGTCAGACTCTCAGCTATGCAAGATTATGATCATGACGAATGGCACAATGTTCACTGAAAAGCGCTGGAACCTACTGCCTGATACATCTAAGAGCTTAATTCACGAAATCAAGATTACCTTAGATGCAGCAACGCCTGAAACCTATGAAAAGGTTCGTGGTCCAGTCGGCTGGAAAATGCTGATGAAGAACATGCCGTTTATTCTTGACCTTAAAAAGCAGTATGGTTTTGAACTTGCTTCAACATATACCATAAGTAAGTATAATGTTCAGGATGTAGAGAAATTCTATGACTTCGCTAGAGGACTTGGGTTTGACAATGTCATGTTTCAGTTTGCTCGTGATTTGTTCCATCCTGAAACAGGCAAGGGCGAGGACTTCAAACTACCCGACGATAAGCGTAATGAGATTATGAACTATCTGCTTAAGCGTAGAGAACAAGAAGGTTTCGCAAGGTTAGTGATTGAATAATGCACGTTTTATTACCCAAGATTGACATACCTTATCAAGTAAACAAGAATAAGAAGAAATACACATCTGAATTGGTGCTTCTGATTAAGACCAACAATGCCGGTGATTTTGTCACCTGGCTTGATTGGCATTTGAACTATGTTAAGGTAGACCACATTGCGATTTATGATAATGAAAGCGAGATTGCCATACCTCGTATGATTAAGCAGTATGGCGACCGCATTTCATATTTCAGAGTAGAAGGCAAACCGCATCAGGCTGAGATTTACACAAACCATGTAAGGAATGTGTCAGAAGCCCAGTATGTTTTGCCGATTGACGATGACGAATACATCTATTCCGAAATTGACTTCAATGGCTACCTGCGAGCTATGGAGCCTGAAAAGCTGGCGCTGCATTCCATCTTGATGGTGCCGCACAAGCCACTTGAAAAGCGTCATAACAAGCCGGTATTTGAAATATGCGACAGTTTGGTGCAGCAAGACATTCGTGAAAACCGCGAAGTCAAGACAGTCGTGAACACCGACTACAGCCATTTCTACTTTGATGTCAAGACTTATGTGGACGCTCACCCATCGCCTGTCTACGAAGGCATACCCGATTGGATTGACATCCCATTGACGCCTGATGTAGAACTACCGCCTGACCGTGGCACCGATTTTAACTTCTCACTGGCTGGCACTGTGCATAACCCGATTACAATGACCGAGGATGGTCAGCAAATTTGGGCACAGGATATGCACCTGAACCCTGTGTATGGTTTCTTGTCCAGTCACCCAAATGTGCCATCTGAAATTTTCATCGCACATACGAAGGTCCGTTCTCGTGAAGAATGGGAATGGAAATGTAAGGTCAGAAAAGTGGTCGCTGATATGAACTGCGACTATTATGATTCCCAATATGAACTCTTTGACAATGTTTATACCTATCCACTAGCCAAATTTACTGGCTTCAAAGATCGTTATAAATAAAATAAGATGAGTAATTGGAAACAGTCAGATTATGATCCGTCTATAAACGGTTGGCACAAGGGCGTCATTGATGGCGCTTCTCGTGGCGGCTATGCTAAGAACTACTTCTTCGCAGATTCGTTCAAAACATACTCGACCGCCTTTGCCAATTTCTTCCGTAGCATTCATGTTTACCGTTATGATGAAAACGGTGAACCTGTTAAGGACATTGAAGTTCCTATTAAGTTTGGTCCACGCTCCAAGGCATTTGATTTTCGTGTTGAGCGTGAAAGCGGTAAGAAGTATTACATCCCGCTGCCAAACATTACATTCCGTTATACCAGCTTTGCATTTGACGCTGAAAGAGCTGCTGGCTTGAATGAAACAAGAACATTCTATTCAAAGTTCTTCGAGCACAACAACATTTCAATAAGAATGCAGAATAAGTTCTGGAGCGATATTCAGCCACAGCCTTATGACATCGGCATTACGCTTGAATTGAAGACTGAATACCTTTCTGACGCTGACCAAATCACTCAACAGGTATTGGCACAGTTCACACCGGACCGCTATTTCAATGTTAAGGAATTTTGGTTCACGAACATGCGCCGTTCAATACAAGTTTTATTGAATGACATTTCTCAAGATGTTCAGTCCGAGGCAATGGGCGAAGATCAGAAGCGTGAAATCACGACTACCTTCAACTTCACCATTAAGGGCTGGGTCTACAAGCCGATTGAAATTGGCTACATCATTGACCAAATCAATGTTAAGATGTCAACCGCCGGCAACACCGACCATGTGTGGCAGAACTCAATGAGCGGTAACGTTGAAGGCGATGAAGACGACCAGAACAGCTATTTCTTTGAGCGATATGATTTCGGCAAGATATACGGCACGAAGATTGGCCGTATGTCAGCAGTTGTGCCTGAAAGCATCATACCGCAATATGATCCTTCCACAAGCGGGTACTATACAAAGATTGAATACAAGGAGCTGCCGGATATTGAGAACTATCCGTGGGGCGCCAAGCAGTTGTATGCTACCTATGAACGCTGGGATCCTACAAGTGCCTTTTACAAACAGATGACGGTTGATGGGCAACCAAACACAGCAGCATGTAAAGACCTGATGGTCAGAAGCTCGGCAGATGAACAATTCGGTTATAAATTTGAAGTAGAATATGATAAAGGTTTCGGCTCAGTCAGTGCCTATGATGAAGCCACACCTAGAGGCGGAACCATTGTAAAAGCTTGGAAAGACCTTTCTGGCTATGGCGACTTTGTTTCAGATATCGCTGTTGCCACTTGGAAGTTTGATTACAAGACCGTTGATTTGGGCACTAAGGTCGTTAGTGCGGCGCCAATTATTACTTCTGCAGGCATTTTGCACGAAGATAAATAAAATAAAAGATATTCAAAAGGGTTTAGAAATGAAGAAGACAAACACACAAAATAAGATCTGCCGTAACTCTTTGGAAGATATCATTGAAAAGTACTTTGATGTCGCCGAAGAAGGCGGTCTTGGATATGATGCCGAAACAATGGCTGAGTATATTTCAGAAAACGTTGGCCTTTCAAAGGACGAAGTTAAAAAGGAATACGGCCAGATCATTGAAGCGGCTTGTGCTTTTGATGAAAAAGCATACCTCAGGGCTTGCGATAAGAAGTTCTATGCTTCCGAATTGAAGGAATCATTCAGGGACTTCTGTCAGGCAAAGAGCGAGCGTCAGTTGAATGAAGAATGCGACTTGAAGTTGGAAGACCTTTTCAACGACAAGAGCTTGTCAACATTCCGTAAGACAACCGCTTACCGCAACGCTGACCAGGAAGGCAAATACCACATGATTTGGAAGTTCCTTGTTGGCTCTTATAACAACAAGATTTGCAGCGAAGATGAACTAAGCGACCTCTGTATGGAAATTGCCATGCACGACGAAAATCAGTTCTAATAAATAGAATATAAGGAGATTAAAAATGAGTTTTAAGTCATGGTATCACAATGAATATCTGGTTGAAGATGGTCAGGACCATGTTCAGCAGCAGGGATTGGACCCAGAGGCACAAATTCCTCAGCAGGAAATGCCTGCTGATAAGGCACCGGCTGCTCCGGCAGGAAACGGTGGTGCATTTGGTCGCTATTTCCAGCAGGGCAACATGAAGTCATCTTTGCAGCAGTTGGGTAAGGAACTTGGCGACGCCCTTTACAACTTCGCCATCAAGACATACGTCACAAACGATATGTTTGACTCCGAAGACACCAAGCTCAAATATGAAACCGAAGTTCGTAATAAGATTGCTGAAGACTACAACCTCAAGTTGATTGAAGTTCTTCGTAATGCTGGTATCTTCCTAGCTAACGCTAAGGAAAAGTACACCAAGTAATATGAAATTAGACGAAGCATTAACAAAGCTAGATAAAGCCGGTGCTCTAGTAGAAAGCAGAACACCGGTTATCTCGCTTGATGAATTTAATCGTCAGGTTCGTCGCCGCGATGCGGGATGGGTTATCGGCAAATTGAATGATAACCATAATCCTTCCGCTCCTTGGACACTGACCAAGGAAGGTATCGGTCAGATTAGATTCTCCGTTTGGGTTCATACTGACGGCGACCGTATATCGGTTGATGTTCGCGGTCTCGGCTGTGAACCTGAAGAAGGCGCTTTTAAGGACATTAACAAAATCTATAACGACATTTTCGGGGTAAAGTAAAATGGAATTACAGGAAGCATTGGATAAGCTAAGCGCAGCTGGCATGATTGCCGAAGGCTGCTGTGGCGATAAGGATAAGAAGGACTGCGACAGCAAATGTTCATGCGGCAAGGAAGGCTGCAAGGGCGAATGCGGCAAGGATAAAAAGAAGAAAAAGAAGAAGGAAATTGAAGAAGCACTTGATATCTTGGCTCAGTCAGGATTGGTCGCTGAATCATATTGGAGCAACAGCCGTCCTGAAACACGATACGGCAACCGCACAGGTGTTGCTGGATATACATTTCGCGGCGCCAAGCCAGAACGCAAATACGTCAAGATCTTGATTTGCCTTCGTGATGGCGAAAAGACAAAGGCTGAAGTTCATAGAGAACTTGGCATGCCTGACCCGACATCAAAGGAACATGAAAACTACTACTCATCAGTTTGGCAGGAAATGCGTAAGGCTGGATTGGTTGATTTTGAAAAGACCGGCGGCAAGACAATTTGGTTCATTACCCCACGCGGCATGGACCTGCTTGACGAAATCGGCGCTACTGAAAACTAACTAAAGATTTTGGCGGGCCTAAAACGCCCGCCTTTTTAGTCTTATAAATACAATAAAGGAGAGTTTATGAGCATCAAGACAATATACTTGGACATGGACGGAGTTTTGACAGACTTTAGACGAGGATGCGAAGACCAAGATGCTATTCAAGGAACTAAAGTTGATTGGCCTAAAATTCATAAGCTAGGAGCTGGCTTTTGGGCTGACTTGGAATGGTTAGAAGGTTCTGAGGCATTTTATAAGTGGCTAGTCAATTATTGTAAAGAACAGAAGTTGGACCTCTGCATTTTGTCAGCGGTCAATTATTCGGAAGGCGTTGCTGGTAAGCAGGCGTGGCTAGATAAGCACTGTCCTGAAATACCAAAGCAGAATCGTTACTTTGTCAACTTCGGTAAGCTGAAGAATAAGTATGCGTCTGAAACCGCAGCGCTGATTGACGATTTTGGTAAGAACATTGAAGCGTTCATTATGGCTAGTGGACGCGGTATCAAGTTTGAAAACCCAACACAGGCTAAAGAGGAAGTCACAAGATTAGTATGACCGATTTTGCTTCAGAATTCGCAAAGGTATTTAGCAATGGTTGTGCGCCACAAGGAACCGACTGGAACGCACCTCGTTATTTTGACAGTCTAAATAACCCTTGCTACGAAAAGGAAGCAGCTCTATTGAGTTCGCTGACTTCTGAGGCATACTCTCAATTTGGTTTTGAGGTCCAGTACTTTATCAAGAAGATCTCGACCAAAGCCGACAAGATATACGGCGAAGATCCACTTGAAAATGTGGAACGCCGTTTCAGATTAAAGGTCTATGCCGAACAGATACCATCAATGCAGCGAACATATGAACTGCAAGGTATGAGCTACGATGAAATCATCGAGGTTCAGGCGACCATCTTACATTTTGAAGAAGCATCACAGGTTGACTTCGTTACTGGCGAAGTGGCATGGAACAAAGTTGAACCGCAGATTGGCGACATCATGTATTTCCCGTGGTGTGATACCTATTATGAGGTGTTGAATGTCAAGCCGTTTGCGGAAGGAACCACATTCCTTTCAACACCTATCACATATACATTCAGTCTGCGTGCTTGGCGTAATTCTCATGAAAGCGTTGACTTGACAAAGGCCAATGATGACAATATGGACCATCTTAGAAGCTATGTTGAGCTATCTGAGACATTCAACATTGACCACAAGACAGATGAGAACAAGTTTGAACATATTGACCCTCCTTCCACTGGAACATCAGGCTTGCCAACCAGCAAGATTGCGGCAAGCGGTGATGTATTAGCAGTAAACAACAAGCTAGACACTGAAACACGAATATGGGAAGACAAGAACAAGGGAGAAAAGAAAATTGACCCATGGGAAGGGTGGGAATAAATATAAAAAGAGGTTATAATGGCAACGAGAAGTGCGTTTAATGATGATGCCTACGAGATGTATCGTATGGACAATGTGCTGGATTCGGTCAATCTTCAAGTTATTGGCTGGAACCGCGCTACCGTCGCTGATGGTCAGTGGCTACAGGATAATGCTATTGGACCGCTCAGTGCTCGTGACGTTTATCTAGCCGACCAGATTGATGATGTGGTCGGTAATGTCAACAACATCAAGCAGATCTTGAACGATATGGGTGTTGGCTCTGGTGAGTCTGGCTCCAATATGATCGGCTACAGCGTTAAGCCGCTGAATAATAGTTTGGAAAACAAGAGCCAATGGGGCGAAGGTACCGTTAGCTGGTCTCAAAAGCCGTTGTCAATCGTTCCAAGTGGTATGGGTGACCCATTGGTATCGCCTGCATCGCTTACATACATGACGTTCGGTAATGACGCTACCAAGCACGACGGCATTACACTGCAGAACGGTGAAATTGGTGGCTTGTTGCAGGCTAACCTCGTTGCTGGAGAATCATACCAATTGGCATTCACACGAGAAGGTCTTTATTATCGCCGTGTAAATGGTACTGTTGGCACCACAGCAGTTGATGCTGGTGATGTTTCAGTTGTCAATGACCCTGGAGATTTCTTAGCATTGCCATTCGGCGCTATTACACAAACACAGGCCGATGGAAGGTACTTACAGAAGACATCAACTGACTATGTTAAACCTACTACATATAATACATTCACTGGAAAGGCAATTACCACAGACAACATAACAACTACTTCTCATAACAGCCAAAACTATGTGACTGCTATTTCAGGTATGAGGGTCTTATCACCGACAGAAGGACTAACTGAAGTAAACCATGATACAACATTGTCAGGTAAAGGTACATCAACTACCGCATTAGGTGTTGCTTATGCTCCGTCTGCATTATTTGCTGATGCTCTATCAGGTGCTGATGGCACTTCATCATTTTCAGCAATTACCGGTGCTATCTTTGACAAATCAGTTGTGACTGTGTCTGAAAACGCACCGTGGGTATCTACCATAACAGTAGACAGTACTGCTCATAGTGTATTCAATCCTTATGAGCACGCATCTTATCTTTTTGAAGTGACTGGCACTAGTGAGAAAAAACTTTCACTTAAGTATAACAATGCAGTATTTTCTGCTGATTCTACTCTCGGTCTTGACTTCCGAGTTGGATCGGATTTTACATTGCCGTTTGGCGGACCGTTGTCACTTGCACCAGTTGAAGTTGCTGCGGGAGCACATGGCACTGTAAGCTGGGCTGCAGCACATACTAAATCAATAGCAGATTGGATACGATATATCATTGATGCATTGAATGTTGCTGAACCGTCAACATAACCCTTTTAATTAGCGGCTGAATAAGCCGCTATTTTTATGCAGTAATCTCGGTAATGATTTTTACATGTCCTGACATATAAATAAATACAAATAATAGATAATGTGAGTGAGTGAATTTATTAGAAGTTTATTAAATCATTACGAGGTTTTATGGCTAAGTATAGCGTTCCGCAAATTAAATTTACGGAAATAGATAATTCCGTTCGCACAAGCACCCTTCCGGGTCTTGGTATCGGTGCTATCGTATTTAAGTCAAATAAGGGTCCCGTAAACCAGCGCATCTTGACATCGTCATATGATGAATTCAAGACCATTTATGGTGAACCGGAAGATTTGACTGACTTTGGTCACTTCGCTGCAGAAAGATACCTTGCTGTTTCTAACCAGCTTTGGACCGTTCGTGCAACAATGGGCGACGAAGCCTATGCACAAATTCAGTACCCATACAGCGATGCTGAAGCAAAGTACCGTTATCAGTCAGATGACGTAGCATCATTCAAATATGTTGACAACGAAGACGCATCACAGCTTGATCTTTGCGATCCGCTGAAGGATGTGACAGACACCGCAGTTTTGAAGGCTAACAACAAGTGGTTTGACTCCGTTGAGACAGAACCTTCGTTCGCCCTTAAGCACAAGGCAAAGTTCATCACCATCAATGACGTAATCACTGATGCTGCTCCGCAGGTTGCCATCTATAAGGCTGATGAAGATTACGATGCTCTTACAACCGACGCACAGAGCATCACAGTTGGCTCTGGTAAGTACATCGAGTTTGCTCAGAACGTCGCTAAGGACGGTACTGTCACTCAGATGTTTGATGACCTTATTGTCAAGCAGGAAGTTTGGGATGACGTAGCAGCAACTGCTAAGATCCCATCAGCAAACTTCACAATTCCGTCAACTGCATACATTTGGACTGAAGACGGAACCACAACATCGGGTTATAAGGTAAAGTATACCGTGCCTGCATCTGCTACATTGAATAATGCAAACGTTGCTTGCACAATGTGGTTGAATGGCGACTGCGTTAACTCAATTAAGCAAGAAAACGGTATCTTGATTAAGGACTTGTTCAATGACAGCAACTTCTATAAGGGTCACTATGCAGGAACAAGCGCAACATACGTCACAGACACCGACGCAGTTAAGCTCCAGTTGACTGACTGGGACGACTGCAATAACAAGACATTCTATGTAACTACTGCTTCTATCAATGGCACTATCGGCCAGGCAGTTGGCGTTGCATATCGTGAATACGGCATGAGCGACAATGCTGAAGTTATTGCTATGACCGACGACGATACAGGTTACTACGGTATTACCTGTAAGAGCGTTAAGGAATTGGCAAACGTTCATGATGAAACTGAAAAGAAGCAGAACGAAAAGCTAATTCAGCAGATCGCTGATGAATATGGCTTGGAACCTTCTCAGATCATCACAGATGATTTCGGTATTCTTTCATATGTTGAAGCAGGTCTCGGCCGTATCGGCGGAACACCTACAGAAATGCAGGAAGATGCTGCTGAAAAGAGAACATACAAGCTAATCTACTTCAAGGAATATGAAAAGCCAAACGAAGATTTGTTCTGGCTATACTCTAAGAAGGATTCCCGTGAAACTACTGTCAAGTCAGTTTACACAGCATCAGCTCCTGAAGCAGTTGTTATTCCTTGGCAGGAAGGCATGAAACAGCAGGATTCAGTCTTGGGCACTGGTGAAGAAGCAAAGAGCGTCAATAAGATGATTGCTTACCCAACCTCTGAAGTGCTCAACGGTGTGGCTGGTATCTACAAGGACGGCTACACAATGACTAAGGAATCTGACGAAGAACCGGGTAACGGTGATATTGAACAGTATGTTCCGAACATGCAGAACCAGCTTGTTATCGCTGCTATCGGTCCTGGTAAGTTCGGTAATGACATCGGCGTGTCAATCATCACTACCGAATGTGCTGATATTCCGGCTTTGAACCACCAGAACGCATTCTGCTGGAAATACAAATACGATGATGAAGATTTGGTGAACAAGAACGAACCGAACGTTGACTTTACATGGAAGAAGGTTTACCGTATCAACGTTTACGCCAAGACAAAGACACAGACTGCGGAAGCAGCTTGGGGTACAGGCCTTGACGCTCTCTTGAAGGATCCGATTGAATCTTGGTTCGTTTCTAACGACCCACGAGCAAAGGATGGCGAAGGCAATTCCTTGTTCGCACCGAACGTCATTAATGGTAAGTCAGAATACATCTATGTTTCTCGTAGCTCTGTAAACGATGCTATGACAGGAACTGGTGATTATGCTCAACCTGTTCAGACATTCGCTATCTACGGATTGACTGGTGGTGCTAACTCTAAGAAGAATAACATGACTGAAAAGACCCAGGCATTGAAGCTCTATGCTGACCGTCAGAAGGCTGATTTTGATATCTTGTTCAACGTTGAAGCTATTGATACATTCAATGGTAAGCAGCGCTATGCCGCTCACCAGCGCCGTATCGCTGAAATCGCTGCTGCAAGAACAATGGATATCGGTGTCGTTCAGTTGACATCTAAGGAATCCAAGACCATCAAGAGAATGTTGAGCGAAGCTAAGGCATTCGCCTTTGACAACGGTTCTTATGTGGCTCCATACGCAGGCTACGATAAGTACTACAACTCAACACTTGCTTCATGGATCTACTTGCCGAAGTCTATTGCTGGTGCCGTATCTATGGCATACTGCGACATGAACGCTTACCCATGGATGGCACCTGCTGGTACTGCTCGCGGTACTATCACTTATACATCCGGTCAGTTGGTTCAGTTGAGCGATGATGAAATCGGTCAGTTGTATGACAACAACGTCAACACATCTCGTCCTTGTGGCGGATATGGTGAAATCTTGTGGGGTCAGAAAACTGCATTGAAGAAGGATTCTGCTCTAAGAGGCATTAACGTTCGCCGTTGCATGAACTATTTGGAAAAGAACATTGAAAACATGTTCATCCCATATATGTTCGCACAGAACACTCCTAACACCCGCGCTGCTGCTAAGAACCAGCTTGACTCGTTCTTGAGCCGCGTCAAGGCTGCTGAGGGTATTCTCGAATATGCAACATCGGTAACTGACGATGGCGATGATGAACATATCATGGTGGTAAACATCGTGGTTCGTCCAGCAGAAGCTATTGAATTCATCGATGTTAAGATTACGGTTACCCGTAGCTCAGTGGATATTTCTGCTGAAACTACTAGAACTCGTTAATCGCTGAACACGAGAAAATAATTTTAAGACGGAGCCTACCAAGGCTCCGTTTTTTGTTATATTTTGTTAATAATAGGCAAAGTATGTCTATAATCATTTTACATCTAACACGAGGAACCAATGAAGGTTAAATTTCCGAACGGCGTTGAAATAGAATGCACGCCTGACGAATATGAAGATCTGTATACCCGTGGCCTATTTGGCGGCATGGGCACAGGTACTGAAGAAGATCTATGGGCTGAGAATCTGAAGAAGATCCGCGATGCTCCAGACCGTCCTGTGCCTGGTACTGAGCCATACCAAATCAAGCCACAGAAGTGGCCTCGTCCATGGGACACTGTCACAGTGATGTATGGCGTGACTACCGACGGTCCTTGGGCACAAGGCGATATTAAGTACGAATCCTTTGACCAATACACAACTACAGCGGAGAACAAAGATGACGAAAAGCACGACTAAATTAACTCTTCCGAAACCTATTCGGCACCACCTATATCAGATTGGTCGTATGATTGACCATCACGGCGATGGTGAAATAGAAGACTTGGTGTGGAAGAACTATGCCGAATTTATGAAAGGCAAGTTTATCTGCCCTAAGTGTAATGGTGACTCGACCCTCTTGAAGGAAAAAGAACTTCTTGACCCTATGTCCGGCTGGCCTTATAAAACTGAGATGATTGAGGTGCCGTGCGACCTTTGTGATGGCAAGGGTTGGACCGAAAAAGAACTCAAACCCGTCATGGGCGTCGTCGGTTATAAATAGGATACAGATTAAACATAAGGGAAATATATGAGTGATAAGAAAATAAGATGGATTTCGTTCCAACCACTAATAGGCGGGATGTGCTGCGGTGCAGAAAAAGCATTTGGCTGTCCGCCGTTATTTAACATTGACTTTGAAGGACCAGACAAAGGCAATTCATCAGCATACCTATATTATCAGAATGAAGTAAAGAAGAACAATGTTCGTGAACTTGTCTTGAATGGTAATATCCTTTCAATGGCAACTGACTTCAAGGAAGAAGATGATGAAAAGTTCTTCCAAGAAAATTGCCACGACATTGATGTGGTATCTGCAGTGCCTATTTGTTCAGGCTTGTCAGCAGCAAATGCTGTTAATGATAGCTCTAAGGCTACTAAGCGCGGTGCTGATGCCCAGCAGAACAACAATATGTATGGAATCGCCAAGATGACCTTTGAACGCATCAAGCCAAAGGTATTCATCTTTGAAAATGCTCCTGCTTTGTTCACCAACTGCGGTAAGCCCGTCCGTGACAAGATTATGGAAATGGGTAAGGAAGCTGGCTACTCGGTGACTTGGGTAAAGACCAACACCAACCGCCACGGCAATCCGCAGTATCGTTCAAGAACATTCGGTATCTTCTGGAAGGGTAATCAGGTACCGCAGCTCAAGTATGTGAATAACCCACATGGCAAGATTGTGGACTACCTCGCAGAAATTGACCCGAAGGCTGAATATAATACAGAAGAATACATCATCAACAACAAGTTGTCCACAACAGGTTGGTATAAGTATGCCAAGGCTAAGTTCGGCGATAACTGGAGAGACGCTATTGCTGGCAAGCTAGGCTTCTGGGCACCGTTCTTGAAGGAATTCAACACAACAGGCAAATATGACTTCTCTGAACTCAAGCCTTACTTGAACGAAAAGGAACTCAAGATGGTTGAGCACATTGAATATAAGCTCTCCATCAAGAAGGGTTTCATGGACTGCTCAACTCCTGTCTATAAGGGAGACAGCGATATTCCGACCGTCTTCCATCGCCATATTCAGACGCTTGTCCACCCGACTCGTGACTCTGGCTACACGCTGCGTGAGTTTATGAAGTTCATGGGTATGCCTGATGACTTCACATGGCCTAACGCAAAGAAGAATCACATCTGGGTTTCGCAGAATGTGCCTGTAATCACATCTTACGACTGGCATGCTCAGATTAGAGAATTCTTGGAAGGCAAGTTGCCGATGCTTGATGAACAAGAGGTCTATTTCAACAATGAAAAGGGACCCGATGTCCAAGAAAAGTCGGTACTAGAAGAACTGTTGTCAAACGGTTAATAACTTGTTTGTAGACTGTTTATAGAGGGGTCGGAATCGGCCCTCTTTTTATGCAGAAAATTTTTGTGTTCTGCTTCAAATCTCCCTCAACATTTTTATTTTTGTTATATGAATATAGAAGACCGAAGCAAGTGGCTAGAAGATATGTCTCAGGCGGAAATCAACCTGAGATTTGGCTATGTAAACATGCAGTTTAACAATAGGCTGAAATCCTTTGACGAATATAAGGAAGAAAGGCGTTCACATCGCTTTGCTGGTGAAGTATGCTCTTGCGAAGGATGTACCAATCCAGCCGAATACGAATCTGGTGATGAGGACGCACCTGTCGGCCTTTGTGAAAAGCATGCAGGCATTAAAAAGACCTACTGCTATAACATGGTTTACCGCCCACAGCTTTTAATCAAATCTGAAAATACAGAAGGAAACTGGTAATGGACCAAATTGAAGAAATCAAGCAACAATGTCAGGAATGGGCTAAGACCTATCTTGACCCTAACTTTGAGTTCAGAAAATATCAGCTAGAAGCGATTGTGAACATTATCATGAATGTGTTGAACAAGACAAAAACACAGGTCATGAATGCTCCGACAGGTTCAGGAAAATCACTGACCGCAATTATCGCTGCTGGTGTGCTTTGGGAATGCTATGAAAAGAAATCATACATTCTTGTTTCTGACCTTAGCTTGTTTGAACAATATGAAAATGACTTGAAGCGTTATAAGCTACCTTGGGGTCACCTCAAGGGCAAGGACAACTATGTTTGTCAGCGTAATGGCAATATCGTCTCCTGTGGTGAATGCGCATTGAATATGGTGGGCGCATCTGCACTAGCCGACAAGGATAAGGCCAAGATGATGGGTTATCATTGTGCCGGTGAATGCGAATACATTCAGATGCGAAACCTCGCTATATCTGCTCCAGTGACAATTATGACTTATCAGCTTTACTTAATACAAAGGAATTATGTGGCTGAAATGTTAACTGGCATCACCGATGATATTCCCTTTGACAAGCGTGATTTGGTTATCTGTGATGAAGCACACAAACTGCCTGACATCATTCAGAACCACTTTGCTCCAAGGGTACCCGCTGAAGAACCTGAGTTCATGAAAACACTGAACGAATGGGCTAAGAAGAACAATAAGAAGGTACCAAACTCGAAGATCGTCACTACTATCTCGGCTAACATTATGTCAACCGATGATCACGATGATCTTGTCGGTTATATGGGTAAGTACTCGGCACTGCTAACCGAATACGCCGCACTAAACGATGACATTCGTGCCAAAGCCAAAGAAACAAAGAAGTTCAAGGAAATGGCTAAGTACTTGCATGCAGGCAACCTTGCCCGTGAATGCAACTGTAAGTTTGGCGACTTCTTCAAACTGTGCGAACAGCTCGGTAATCAGATTGCAGTCAAGACAGATAGCGAAGAAGGCACTGTGATTAACTGCACATATGAAGGCGCCATGATTGAAAGGTACTTCCACAATGTCAGCGATTGTGAACTGCTGATGAGTGCTACCTTGGGTGACCTTCAAATGTATCGTGCCATTATTGGGCTAGCGGCTTGCCCTAACGACCAGTATAAAGGGATGGATATACCATCTACATTTGACTTTAGCAAGTCGCCGATATATTATTCAGAAAAGAACCCCATGTCCTTCAAAGAAAAAGCTAAGAGCATTGGCCCTATCTGCTCACAGGTAGCCGAAATCTGCCGTATGTTCAAGGA